GGATATGTGCGCTGTGGCTGCCGATCACGGGCAGATCAGCACTTCGATGAAGTCGCCGGCTGCACTGGCAGCCTGCAGCGCGGTGCCGAACACGTAGACCGGCGGGTCACCACCTGCCAGCGTCGGGTTGGCGACCGTGGGCGCGCCAGTCAAGATGGCGCCGTTCGCTGCCGTGGATGTCACCGCCGTGGCGCCCGCTGCGACAGCCAGCGTGCCGATACCGATTGCGCCCTGCGCGGCAGACAGTGCCGTAGCCGTGATCACGCGACCGCTGGCATCGCACTGCACACGCGAACCCACCGTGATGGCAGCGCCGGCTTCGCAGACGGCGGTGCCGAGGCAGGTCACATCGGTGTAGGCGCCAGAGGCGGCGTCACGGCGTGCAATGCCGATCACCTTCTGCCCGGCCACCGTGGCTTGGGCGCCCGTGATGGCACTGGCAATGGCCGGTGCAATGACGTTGACGGCGCGGCCGTAGGCGATGGCACCCGAGGCTTGCACGCTCAGGTCAAGGATCGATCGGGCTTGCTGGCTCATGAGGCAGCTCCGTTAAAAATGGGTGATGGGGGGGGTCAGTGGCCTGTGCCGAGTAACGCGGCTCAGACCGCGCCGCGCTGCACGGCGGCGAGCGCGGCGATGTAGTCGGTGGTCGGGTGCGCAGCCTGGTAGGCCAGCACGCGGCGGTGGGTGACCAGGCTCTCCTGATCGATGCCGAAGCCGGCCGGCGCGGCAAAGTCCAGCACGCTGTCCTTGGCACCGTTGCCGCCAGCGGCGCGGCCGGCGGTAGCGACCTCGCCAAACTCGACCCGCACCGGCAGCGCGGCCAGCATGGCTTTCAGCTCGGTCACCAGCGGCTTGCGGGCGCCGGTCTCGCCGAACTCGACCGGGGCCGGTTGTGCGGCGTGGTGGTCCAGCTCGGCCACCACGATGTCCAGGTGGCCCTTGGGCAGGCGGCCCTGTGCGACCAGGCCTTCAGCGAACGCGACGTTCTCGGCATGGGCAGCGGCCAGGCGCGCTTGGCGCTGGGTGGCTTGGGCCGCAGCCAGGTCAGCCTTCAGGCGGGCGTTTTCAGTTTCGAGGGCTTGGGCTTGGGCAGGGGTCACGGCGGGCTCCGGGGCAGAAAAAGCGGGTGCGGCCAGGTTCCCGGCCACGAGGTTGTTGGTGTCAGCGCCGCTGGCTGACTCAGCGGCGGCTTCGCGCACTTCGTCTTGCGCGGCCTGCTCCAGGCTCTGCACCTGGTAGCCGGGGATGACCTTGTCTGCTTCCTGCAGACCGAACTTGCCGATGAACCACTCGCGCATCGAGCGCCACAGGCTTGCGTTGGTGACGTCATCCCACTCGGAGAACTCGACCACGCCGACCTCGGCCGCCGCGAACGACGGCGTGCGCAGGCCCTTCACGGCCGGCGCAGCAGCACCGAGGAAGCCGACATGGCGCAGGTAATAGACACCCGGCACCGGGTTGTTCGGCGCGTCGGGGGCGTAGAAGCTCGCGCTGATCTTCTTGAACTTCTTGGTATTGACCAGCTCGGCAAAGGCGGGGTCCACCTCTTTGGTGCCGGCTTCGATGGCGTGGCCATCGCTGTGCAGCGACTGCACCCAGCCGTAAGCCGGGTCGTCAGTGCGTGGATGCCCGACGACGAGCGGGGCCTCGTGCTTGGCGGGGTCGTAGGCTTTGGCAGTAGCAACCAGGTCAGCCTCGCTGAACTCGAGCACGTCGCCAGACATGGCGGTGTGCCGGCCAGGCTTGAAGATCTGGAGGGTGTCGGGAGTGGCGGCGCTGGGCATGCACCGCACTGTGCGGCGCGTGTCAGTTTGGCGTCAGCGTGTGCGACTTCGGTGCACCGTCGCTGCGCCATCGGCCTGGATACTGCAGATCGCCCGCTTTCCCAGGGCCTGCAATGTGGCGCGGAGCCGCGTTAACAGGGGTTAAAAACGCCTGTCAGCCTGCCTGGCATGCCAGCGTAGCTTGCCGGCATCAAAAAGGCTCTATCTCGGAGCAAAGTTACAACCCCGTCACCGCCCCGCCAGGTACTCGTTGATCTGCTCCAGGATCAGCGCCTGCTCGGCCGGGTACAGGCTGCCGTCGGGCCGGATGGGCATGAACGGCCGGGCCGGGATATCGCCCCAAAGGTGGGGGAACTCGCTCTTCTTGCCGCCGAACTGCTGGATGGCGGCGTAGACCGGCGAGCTGGTGACGGTCAGGGTGTTGCCTTGCACGGCCGGGAAGATCTGGCGTTCCAGGTCATGGATCGGACCGATCAGCGGCTTCTTGCTGCTGGCAGTCTTGAGCCCCTTGGCGTTGAGGCTGCCATCCTTCTTGCGTCCGCTCTTGCCGATCCGGGCGATGGTGGCCATCAGCACCGCTGCGCTGTTCGGCGCCCAGCGCTGGCCGTCTGGCCCGGTGCTGGTGCTGAAGCGCCGCTTGGCGCGCTCGGTGATGTCCTCGCCGATGGCCATCAGGTGCGGCTGCATGTTCTGCACCCGCTGCGCCAGCGCGGCCAGCGCCTGCCGCACCGCCTGGTCATGCACCTCGATCTGAATGGATGCCATCTTCAGTCCCCCCAGGCATACGCCCAGGCGCCCTTGGGCGTCATGCCGCGCTCATAGTCCTGGTGCCAGAACTCGGGCGGCTCAGCCAGGCTGAGCTCGTCGCACCGCTCGGTGGCAATGCGGCGCAGCTCGGCGTACCACGCCTCGAAGGGGGTGTTGTCCTTGGTCATGAAGCGGGGCTTTTCGGTCGGTGCTGGCATGCGTGCCTCTCTATCTATTGGTGGTCGGGCCTATCCATGGCTGAGCCCCTGGGGGTAAACTCGTGGCAGACGCTGACATTGACTCCCACGGGGTTTTCTGTGGCTCGTTTCGGACGTACAGGTCAACGGCGGCGTCACTTCTTCAGCAGCTTGATCACCAAGCTGACCAGCGCAAGCGACCGGTTCGCCTTGCCTGGACGCACCTCGAAGATGCACCGCAGCAGCTCGCTGCCGAACTGCTTCAGCACCAACACCCGCTTCTGCCCCTTCGGCCCGTCTTCTCCTGCGGCCAGCTTGTCAGGGTCGTTGAGCACGCTCAGCAGGCGCTCGAAGTCGGCTGGCACGGGCGGGCGCTGGTCCTTGCCGTCGTTGCTGTGGTGCGCCATCACATGCCTGGGCGCATCGGCCGGCACCACGACGGTGTAGCCCTTCACGTCTGTGCCGACCAGCGGTGTGATGCGTTCGAAGCTCTCGACGAACCCGAGCCACAGCGGTTCAGTGGCGGTCTTTTCGGTCAGTACCCGGGTCACGTACTCGGCGGCCGGCCCCACCTTGACCGTCTTGTTCACGTCCACTGACAACGCCTTGGCCATGGCATCCGGGTAGGTGATCAGCTTGTCCTGCACCATCTGGCGCAGCGGCATGGTGGTGCTGGCGCCGGGCGCGTAATCGAAGCCGCGATCGACTCCAGCCGGCGCGCCGGTCTTTGGGTCAATGGCATCCCAGCCGGCGGGCGGTGTGGTCAGGTCGCCATCCATGGGACGTCCGACCGGAGTGACCCGGCAGCGGCAGCCCCAGCCGTTCGGGGGAAAGTGCGCGCTCCAGAACGGGTCATCATGGCGCAGCACCAGACCGTTCCATGCCAGGTGCAGCGGCCGAGGGTGCATCACGCTGTCGTTGTGCACGTACTTCCAGTAGGGGCGCAGCGCCAGGAAGGCCGGCTCGGTCAGCTGCCGGTAGCGCCCTGCCGCGTAGCTGGTGGCCATGTTGGTCTGGTAGATCACCTTGGTGCGCCAGGCCTCGCCGGCCGCCGTGCCCTCACCCGTCCAGCCGGTCCAGCCGGTCCAGCCATGCTTGGCCACCACATCCTTGAAGTCCTTGCGGAAGGCATCCAGCCCGGCGCCGCTGGCCATCGCCCGGTCCATGGCGCCGCGCAGATCCTGCAGCAGGTCGGCCTTGGCGGCCCCGGCGACGATGAAGGCGCGGTCATGGGCGGACCGCATGATGTCGTCCCATACTGCAGTCGGCAGGTTGAGCTTCTTGCGGAAGAAGTCGAGCTGTTCCTGGAACGGCGTCTTGAAGCCGACCGTCAGCGCAGCGTCCTGGCTGGCCTGGTCAGGCATGGGCGCGGCCCTCGGTGCGCGCAGCGTCCATGCCCTTCAGCTCGGCCAGCGCGAACGCGGCGGCCATCAGCTTGACCAGGTCGTCCGTGGCGAGGTCACCGTAGGCAGCGGTCATGGCGTCTTGCAGCGCGGGCAGGCTGCGGGCGTTGGCCACCAGCGTCTCGACTTGGCGCAGCAGCTCGGCCCAGGCTGGCGCGGCCGCGCTGCTCAGGGTGTCGGTCTGGGCGGACAGCGGGTCGGCGGTCTGGGCAACGGCTTCAGCGAACGCAGCCGGTGTGGCAGAACCACCAGGTGGCGCGGCAGCGGGTGCTGCGCCGGCCTCGGGCTGCAGGTCGCCTTCCTGGTAGCCGTAGGAACGCATCCAGTAGGCGTTGGTGAACCGCGCCCCGGCGTCGTAGTTGCTCTTGTCGCGCCGGGCCCGCAGCTGGTCTTGCGCTTCCTGGTCCCAGAAGCTGAACACCGGTGCCTCGGCGCCCGGCCAGTTCAGCTCGACCATCCAGCGGATCAGCTGGTTCAGCGCGGCGGTGCACATCTCGGCGTCGCCGTCGCGCAGGTCATCGGCCACGTCCTTGCCTGCAACGGCGCTGGCGCGGTTGGTGCTGGCTTCCACGGTCTGGTTGGTGCCGGTCAGCACGATGCTGATCTCGCTGCGGCAGTACATCACCAGGCGCTCGTAGAGGTCGGCGCTCGCGCTCTTGCCGGCCATCTCGACCAGCTCGACACTGCCGTCGTCCGGGATCACGGCCACGCCGTCCTGGATCAGCGCGTCCAGGCTGTCGAGCATGGCGGTGCGCTCGGCCTCGCTGGCGCCGCGCGGCAGCTTGCCGGCGGCGAACGCTGATCCGAACTTCTCGGCGAACGTCAACCAAAAGCGCAGGCCGCCCTTCTTGAACACCGTCGGCCAGTAGCACAGGCTCAGGTCCGGCAGGCCATAGGGGTTCTGATAGGTCGGATCCTGGCGCGGCAGCAAGAACTTTTGATCGGGCAGCAGCTCGCCGTAGACCGGCGCGGCCCAGGTCTTGAGGCGCAATTGGTTTTCGGTGTCGAAGCAGAACCACTCCGGCGGCTTGGCCTGCACGTCCAGCGGCAGGATGCCGTCGGTGCTGTTCTGCCAGGTGATCTCCATCGGCTGGTAGCCGTAGAGCGTGGCCTCCAGCAGCTGGCCGGTGATGCGCTCCAGGTCGAGGCGATCGAACACCGCCTGCACGGCCTTGGCCACGCGGCTGGGCGAGCGGCCCCGGTCCAGGCTCCATTGCAGCGACTTCACGGCAGCCTTGCGCCGACGGATGCAGGCGCCGACATGGCTGTCGCGGGCAATGGCCCGATAGGTGGCGATGTCGCGGCCGGCCTCCTTCAGGATCGGGTCCGGATTGGGCAGCAGCGTGCCGATGGCGCTGAAGTCCATCGCGCGGATGCGCGTGGCCAGGTCGCCTTGCGTCAGGGTGCGGTTGATCAGTGTGTCGGCCATGGGGTTGTCTGGTTCAGTAGCCGCGCAGGTTCACGGCGTCACGGGAGCGGGCACGCGGGCGGCTGGCCACGCCAGTGGTGCCCATGCTGGCGCCGCGTGTGCTCGCGAGCCTCCAGAGCAGGTACAGTGCAGAAAGCCCGTCGTAGTGATGCCCCGCCTGCTTTTCTGGCCAAGAATCCAGTTGTGCGAGCAGTTGGATCAGCGCCGGGTTGAACAAGATGCGCGGCTCCATGGCGTCGTTGACGTATGGCTCCAGGCTGTCGTAACGCACCTCAGGAGATACCGATTCGGTATGGCCTATGAGCGGCAGCGCCACACCAGCCTTGAGGCCATTCGTCACGAAGGTCTGCCGGCTGTGCTCGTAGGCGTTGTTGTTTTCGAACGAGATTGCCAAACAGCGGAACTCGCGCTGGAACGAAAACAGATCGGCCTCCAGCTTGCTCGGCAACCGCCGCTTCATGGCGGCGTATTCCACATGCAACCGGGAATACTTGAGATCCCAGGCACCGGCCATGATGCATGACGGGTCAGATTTCTGGCCATTGCCCATCGAAGGGTCACATGAGCCAAACATGATCCAGTCCGACAGCCGCGAGACATAGAAGCGCACGTTGGAAAACACCTTGTCCTCGTCCGAGCGCGGCTCGCCCTGCATCTCGGTACCGAAGGCCTTCGCGTTCTTGGCCCGCTGGCGCATCAGCCAGAACAAGCTGCGTACCTGCGGCCATGAAATCTCGGCGCCCTGATCCATGGCGGCCTTGTTGGCCAGGTAGAACCGGGCTGACGG